AATTAAAAAATGTTTATTTGAAACCTAAATCTAAAAAGTTATTTTTTAATGAATCTTCATTTTTTGACACTTTCTGGTCTTTGTATCCAATTAAAGTTGGAATTGGCAGTAACATAAGAATATTGAAATCAAAAGATGCAAATACATTGCAAGGCATTGGTTGTAAGAAAAAGCTTGAAGCTATAACAAAGAATAATCCTCAAATTGAAGCCGATATACTTAAAGGCCTTAATAATGAATTGATTATAAGAAAAAGAACTAACACAATGATTTTCTTTCAATTAATTGAAACTTATTTACATCAAAGAACTTGGGAAAAATATGTTGATTTAGATGAAGAAGAGTCAACAACATCTGAGATAAGTATATGACAAATGATGAATTTTTAAAATCTGTAGACGAGGGTTTAGCTGGAAGAAATAAGGGTATAGTAACAGGTATGCCAAGGCTTTCTTCATTTCTAAATAACATACAAGAGAAAAGATATTTTCTTGTTGGAGCTCAACAGAAAACTGGTAAAACAGCTTTTGTTGATGATTTCTTTATCCTTTCTCCTTACTTGCTTAATCCAAATGTAAATATATGCTGGAAGTATTTTAGTTATGAAATTGATAAAGTTTCAAAAAAATCTAAATGGACAGCATATATAATGAAAAGCATTTATGGAATAAATAAAGGCGAAGATGGTGGTCCAATTGAAGATGCTTACATACTATCTCTTGGTGATAGAAAGTTAGGATTGCAACATAGAAAGCTTATTGACGAAATAAATGTAAAATATTTAGAGCCTTTATTTAGCAAGATAGAATTCTTTGAGGAAAGAGAAAATCCTACCGGCATTTATAAGCATATGATTAGCCACGCTGCAACAATAGGTGATATACTTTATGAGAATTATCAGCAAAAGGAAACAGATGAAAATGGTAAATTAACAGGAAAAACTGTAACTAAACAAAGAATATCTGGATTTAAAAACAAAACAGATTTAGTTACAATATATATTGTTGATCATGTTGGCTTAATGAAAATTGAGAGAGGTTTTACTAAGAAGCAGAACATTGATAAAATGTCTGATTATTCTGTAATACTTAGAAACCTATTTAGATTTGTTCCAGTACTAGTTTCTCAGTTCAATAGAGAATTAGGTAAGGTTGATAGATTAAAGTTCTCTGGTGAAGAATTACAGCCTTCTATTGAGGACTTTAAAGACACAGGTTGTATGTCAGAGGATGCTTCTGTTGTAATAGCTTTGTTTAACCCTACATTATATCCTCATATAAAGAATCACTTGGGATATAATTTAGCTAAAATAGGTAAAGGTTATAGAAGCCTTCATATATTAGCAAATAGACATGGAATAACAGGTGTTAACATATCTTTAAATCTTGAAGGCAATACCGGAGTTTGCACAGAATTAGAAAAAATATAATAAATAAATAAAATGACATTAACAGAAAGAGAACAACTAGATGTTGTATTGAGCTTAATCAATACAAAGGTTTCATTACCTAAGTTTAAAAAAGTTATTAAAGGTGGAAAGCAAGCAAATGAAATTATAGGAAGTTATGAAATTAGTTTGTTAGGAGAATCAGATTTGTTTCAATTAAGAAATTTATCTATGGATTTGTTAAATAAATTAATCCCACAAATTTCAGTTCAAGATATTAGCTCAAATGCTAATGTTCAAAAAATAGAAACTGTTGAAGAAAATAATGTAAAAAGCAATGATTAGAGATTATTATAAAGTTTTATTAGTAGGCCAATCAGGCAGAGGTAAAACATTTAGTTTTAGAAATATGAATCCAGAAACAACTGGATTTATAAATAGCGAAGATAAACCACTTCCTTTTAAGAATAAATTTAAGAATCACGCAAGACCTAAAACAGTTGCTGAAACAAAAGCTATACTAAAGCAATATGCATCAGATAAAACAATAGATTGTATTTGTCTAGACAGCTTAAGCTCTTATATGGATATGCTTTTAGCTGAATGTAGAGCCACAAAGAAGGGCTTTGAAATATGGGGAACTTACAATGAAGAAATTGGCAAGTTTCTTAATTTTATTAAGTCAATTGAGAAAGAAGTATTCATTACAGCTCATTATGAAATTCTTGGAATTGAAGGTAATCAAGAAAAAAGAGTTAAAGTAAAGGGTAAACTTTTGCCCTTGTAAAAGTGGTTTAATTGCTGGAATATCTTAAAATCTTTAACACTACAACATAATTTGAAAAAATAAGTGTGAAAGTTTGGAAAAGTTAAAGGATAAGAGTATTTTTGTAAAATGATACAAAATACTCTAAATAGACAATCAGCAGCCAAGCCTCTGTTAAATGAGGAAGGTTCAACGACTATCCCGAAAGGGAGTACTGGTAGAAATACTGGGAAAAAGCCACTATATTTAAATGTTATTTACAAAATAACAAATATAATTAACAATAAAATTTACATTGGTTCAGCTTCTTTTTATGACAAAAGAAAAGGAATTCACATTGCTAGATTAAGAAATAATACTCACAAGAACAAATATTTACAATCTTCATATAATAAACATGGTGAAAATAATTTTAAATTTGAAATTATTGAGCATGTTTGCTCTCAAAAAAAATTATTAAATAGAGAACAATACTGGTTAGATTTGACTCAATGTTATAACACAAAAATAGGTTATAATATTTCAAAAATAGCAGGTTCAAATTTAGGTAATAAAATGTCTGAAGAAAGTAAAAAGAAAATAGGTGATTTTTGGAGAGGTAAAAAGTTTAGCGAAGAAAGAATTAATAAATTAAAAGAAAATAGAACTTTAGAACAAGGTAAATCAATTAATGTTTTTGATAATAATATGAATTTATTATATACTTTTGAAAGTATGTCAGAAGCGTCAAGAAATTTAAATGCGTCTATAGCTTCTATTTCTAAACAATGTAAAAAAGGTTTTAATACTAAAAAAGTTAATTATATTTTTAGATATAAAGATATAGTCTGATCTTCATAGAGATATGAAGCTAACATAAATGAAAGAGTGGGAAGGTGTTGTTGAGAAAGAATTTACTGTAGTATTATATGCTGACAATAAATTTAATGACAAAGATATTCCTGAATACTTTTTAAATGCAGTAAAAGAAGAAACTTCAGCTAAATGTCCTCCTGATTTATTAGGTAATGGAGTTGTTAAAATTGACAATGATTGTCAAAAAGTTTTTGAAAAAATATTAGAATTTGTAAAATAACATAAAATAAAATAAAATGCAAGCAGTACAACAAAAAGAAATTGGAGAAATTAAAAGATTTACAGGATTATGTCCATTTGTAATAACAATGGTTAATCCTAATTTAGAAGCATTAAATGCAGCTGGAGTTAAATTGAAAGAAGAGCCTAAGTATTCAGGTCAAAATTCAGAAGGTAATGCTAATTATCGTTTAGATTTTTGGTTAGAAAATCCTGGAGTTGATTTTACAAATGAAAAAGGAGAAACTGAAAATACAGGTAAACTTACAAGAAAGTATAGTATTTGGCTAGAAAACAGAGATGAGGTTTCATCTAAAGGCAATGTAAGAATTGTAAATGATATTTTACAACATTCTTGGTCTTCAAGTGTTGAAGCTATTTCAGAAAATCCTAAAATGGATTGGTTTAAAACTGATAAAAATGCAAGAGTTGCAAAAGTTGGTGAAGTAGCTTTATTAGAGTTCTTTAGCAAATTATTGGGTTTATCAAGAGGTTCTCAAGATGGATCTATTCCTGCTGATCATGTTAAATTTAATACATCATTTGATGATATTTTTAATGGAAAATTAACTGAATTAAGAGAATACATTAAGTCAGCTCAAAAAGTTGGCAATGGATTAACTTATTTACTTGGAGTTAAAACTACTGATGATGGTAAGATGTATGATGATGTTTATGGAAGATATTTTCAATCATCAAGAAACAAAAAGACAGATGGTTTTACTAAGTCTTTGAATGAAGAATATGGCCAATTTAAATCTAACTATCAAAATAGCTTAGAATTTAAATTTTTCAACTCTAGCAATGCTCTAGTTGCACCTGATTCTCCAGCTACAGCTAAAGTTGATTTATTTTAGTAGATTTTGATAGCAAAAGTAAACATAACAAAAGATGAAATACTTTCTATTGTGTCTGAAGAAGACATATTTGCAAAGTATTCAAATTTTGAAGAAGTAGAATTTCATTTTTTTAGCCCATTCAACGAGGAGAAAACCCCAAGTTGTGTAGTTTATAAAAATATGTATTTTAATGACTTTAGCAGTGGATTAAAAGGAAGCTGTTTTGATCTTGTTATGTTTAAATATGGTGTTTTATTTGTTGAGGCTCTAAATATTATTGCAAATGATTTTAAATTGTTTAACTTAAATTTAAATTCAAATCCAATAATATTTGGAGTTCAACCAAGAAAATACGTCAAAAAAGAAACAATTATAGCTATAAAATCAAAACTCTTTACAACTGCTGGAATTGATTATTGGAAACAATATGGAATAAGTAAAAAATCATTAAATAAATTTTACATACAAGAGCTTGATTATAACTGGATTGACAATTGCAGATTTAAGGTAAATGACTTAGGTTTTTCTTATTATTTTGGTAATAATAAGTACAATTTGATGTTTCCAGAGAGAAATAAAGAGGAAAAATGGTTTTCAAATACAAATAGCTCTGATATTCAAGGTTATAACCAATTAGAAAAAAGAGGAGATTTATTAATTATAACCAGTAGTTTAAAGGATGTTGCTTGTTTAAATGAAAATTATTCCTTACATTGCGTAGCTGGAAAATCTGAAACAACATTGATACCTGAACTTCAAATGTCTGTTTTATCAGAAAGATTTAAAGACATAATTGTTTATTTAAATAATGATAAAGCCGGAATAAATGCAAGTAAAAATTATGAGGAAACTTATGGATTAAAATGGATTGTAAATCCTATTGAATTAAAGAAAGATCCAAGTGATGTTATTAAAAATAATGACAAAGATAAATTAACAGAGTTTTTAAAACAAAAAGAAATTATTTAAAAAAAAATTATTAGTGAAAAAAATAAAAGATATATTAGAAGGTATATACAGCAATAATGAATTAAAAGAAACATGTATTCCTTTATTTATAGGAAATCCTGGACTTGGGAAATCAATTTTAATTCAAGAATTTGCAAAAGAGAAAGGTGTTGGTGTTGTTGAAATGATAGGTTCAACTTTAATGCCACATGAAATTAGTGGAATATCAATTCCAAATCAAGAAACTAAAATGATGTCTTATTTTGATTATGATAGATTGTTAAACATGAAAGATGGAGATATTCTATTTCTTGATGAATTGCTTAATACTAATTCTATGGTTTTAAATGCATTTCTTACATTACTAACAACAAGAAAGATGATTAGTGGTAAATCACTTCCTAAAATTATGATTGTTGCAGCTGCTAATAGCCAAGGTGCAAGTATTTTAACTCCGCAGATTAAAGAAAGATTTATTTTTTATGATGTTAAGTTTGATGCTTCAATGTGGAGCAGATATATGTATAAGAAATATAATGTTATTGATGAGGTTATGACAGAGCTTGTTACATTAGTTTCAAATGAAACATTTTTATCTTCAGAAAGAAATTACTTTAGTCCAAGATCTGTTGATAAAGCCTTAAACATGATAATCAATGGAATTGAAACTCCTTATGATAAAACATTGTTGCCTATATTAAATAAATTAGTTACAAATACAACTGGAGAACCTATTGAGTATAGTGACAAAAAACAATGGATGCCAGATGAAAAGATTTCTTGGTTAAAATTAAAAAGAAAAATTAAAACAGAAGAACAATGATAAAATTAATTCAAAGTAGTAAATTACACTTGCCAATTGTGTATTTAGTTGAAACTGCAAAAGATCTTCAAGATCTACCATTGGGAATTCCTTTTATAAGAGGTAAGATGTCAGAGTATAAGAACTGTGTTCAGATGATGGAATTTGAAGTTCTTTGGAAATCTATGATAGACAGTAAATTACCATTTAGCTGGGAAAAAATATTAAAAGAGAATGGATATGAAAATACCTGGCATTATGGTATTGCAACATCATCTGGAATGCATGATTCAGAAATATCTGATGAAGATTGGATTAAGCTAGGAGAATTACAAGAAGATAATGAAGAAGTAATAGATGCTTCTAATTTCTTAAATGAAATATCTTACAAAGTTGACATTGATTTAATTAAAGATTTAAAACTTGTTCCATCTTGGCTTATGGATATTGAAGCTGCTGTAAATGAAAATATTTTAAATACAGTTACTTACAATCCTATGTTATACACTAAGAAATTAGATTTGCCATTAGGAGGATTAGAGTTTAATAGTCCTAAAAAGAATGTAATCATTATTGACATATCAGGAAGTATTCCTAATGGAGTTTCTATGACTATGTTAACACTTGCTAAAACTATGTCAGATCAATTCTATGCTGATGTTTTAATTACAGGAGGTAAAAGTGTCCTTTATGATTATGACAAAGTTGATGGATTAGATTCAGATGAGTTATATAGTGAGATTGGCCAAAACAATGATCAGGCTTATTTTAAAAAATTAATTTCTGAAAGAAGAGTTTACAAAACAGCTATTGTTTTTGGAGATAATGATTATCCTGGTCATAAATGGAACAGAAGTGACAAAGCCATAAATGAGGAAGATGGTAAGAAATTATGTAAATGGGAAATTGAAAATATTCTTTCATTTCACACACATGATGTTGGAAAGTT